AAATTGCAAAAACGCCTCAAGGCAAAGAGATAATGGATTCAGTAATAAATGCAGGATCGCAATTACATAATACTCTTAAAGATGCAAATGAAGTTTTTTCTAGAATAATGAAGTTTTACACTGGTAAAGAAGGGACAACTGCAATAGGTGCATTAAGTAAATTTGATAAAACATTATTTACACAGAAAACTTTATTTAACATACCAGGAGCAGCAACACTTCCAAAAGATAAATTATTTGAAAAAGTACAAACAGCCGTATTTAAATCAAGAAGTCCAGCGGCATTACAAGAATTTAGAAAAATGATTGGTGCACAACCAGGATTTGCAGGTTACTCTGCTGCAGGAGAGAAACTGTATCAAGCATCTGTTGCAAGATTTATGCATAACGCTTTCATGTCATCATTTAGATCGAAACCAATTAATGCAGGTATATTTGGTAAAGCAAGAGTTCCATTTAGTGCCCCTTTTGAAAATGGTGCTTTTAGATCTATTGAAGCTGATGCGAGATTTGCAAATGGTGTAGATGATATTTATGAAGCAATGGAAAACGTTGGAACGAAACAAGCATTAAGAAGTCAAGGAGGTGAAATAAGCTCACGTCTTACTGCAGATGGTTTAGAAGATGTAACTAGTATACGTTTTGGTCCAGATGACTACAGAGATTTTGATGGTACAAGATTTAGAGACATACTTGGATTAGATGATCCAACAAGTGATGTTTATAAATTTATTGAAGAAATGTATGGTGGTGGAAAAAAAGGTGCAGACGCACTATCACATTTAGAAGACTTTGTAGAATATTCTAAAAGACTTACAGATATTCCAATAACCAACTCATCTTCATTCATTCAAAGAAGATTAACTCTTGGTGGTGCTAGTTCACTTGCTGGTGTTGCTTTAGGTTTTGGCGGTTCAGCTGCAGCTAGTCCACTTGCACCATTTGTATTGTTTGCTACTGCTTTAAGGGCTGGTAAAATTTTATCTGACCCATATTTATTAAGACAAATAAATGATGTTCTTACTCCAAAAGAGGTAGAGGCAATACTTAAAGGTGGTAAAGCATTTGGTGTCACACAAGCAGGTGTTATAAACCCTAAAGCTTATCTTGCAGGTTTACGGACTAAAAGAGAAGCATTTGCTAGATTTATGAACAAAGCTTTTGGTGATGATGATGATTTTGTTCCTGTTGACCCTAAGAATATAGATTTAGAAAGAATAACAGAATATTTAAATAAAAAAGATGTTGAACTTATTAAACCTAATTTTGGTAACAACGGTAACAATCTTCCAGCATCAACAATTTACAAAATGTATGATGAAGAAGTGATGCAAGAACCAAATGAAGAAGAACAAGCGGAGGAAGAAAACTTTATTGAAGGTGGTTTAATTGCACAAAATGATTTTAATAATACATTTTTACCTGAAGCTCAGGCAAATAAATTAGAACCTGGAGAAGGTGCTCCAGCAAATACAGCTATGACAATGCCGACCGTACAAATGCCAACGGTAACCGGACAAGTGACATCGCAACAAGTTGCAGATTTGTTTCCTAACGATCCTACAACAATAGCAGCAGCTAGGCGAAGGGAGGCACCACGTGGCTAAAAAATCAGCATTACAAAAAATAGAACATCATGAAAGAATTTGTAGGTACATGCAGAAACAAACATTTGATAGGATAGATAGAATGGAATCAAGAATTGCTAGAATGGAAAAATTTATAGTAGGTGGATTAGGTGCAATTCTTTTAGCTGTACTTTCACATCATATGTAGTATTAACTACAAATGAAATTAGTTAGGAAATATCCTTACAAACATTACAACAGATTCTCAGACACAACAGGAAGAAAATATTTGGTAGATAATGTAAAAGTGCCAAGCGTTACAACTATACTTAGTGCAACCAAAGATAGAAGATTTTTAGATAATTGGCGTAGGAAGGTGGGGGATCTAGAGGCTGATAGAATTATGAGACAGGCCAGCACCATCGGAACTGAGATGCATCAGGTATTAGAATACACCTTAAATGGCCAGGGTTATTACAATGCAATGGAAGAAGGTACAAAACCACGAATGATGGCTAAAACCATATTAGATAATATCAAGATTGACGAAGTATGGGGTAACGAAATAAGCCTTGAATATCAAAATAAATATGCTGGCACATGTGATTTGACAGCTGTTGCCTATGGAAAACCTAGTATTATTGATTGGAAGCAATCAAATAAACCGAAAAAAGAAGAATGGGTAGAGGATTACAAATTACAGTTGGGTGCCTATTATTTAGCCCATACTGCCAATTACGGCCCCATAGAGCAGGGTGTAATCAGTATTTGCACCAGAGACCTTCAATATCAAGAATTTAAACTCTCAGAGGCTGATTTAAAGGAATACGGAGATAAATTTTTACAAAGAGTAGAACAGTTTAATAAATTAGAGCAACCAGTCTCTTAGGTCTTCTTCTCCCAATGTTTTAGCAGCGATCTGACCTTTGCTCGTTAAAGACTTCATGATAGCCTCATCTAATGTATTTCTTGCAACAATATCAATATAAACAACAGTGCCTTTTTGGCCCAACCTATGAGCACGGTCTTCTGATTGTTTTCTCACTTCTAAATTGTAATTATTAGAAAAATAAATAACAGTGTTAACAGCGGTAAGAGTAAGCCCAAATCCTCCTGTTGTTGGATTACCCACCAAAAAACGCGTGTTAGGATCTTCTTGCATTCTTCTGACGGCCTCTTTACGTGTCTTAACATCTACTGCACCGTATATACTTACGACAGATTTCTTGCCATATTTTTTTTCTAAAAACTCTATGATTTCAGTAATGTTGTAAATATAATTTGCCCAAATTATTACTTTACCATCTATCTCTTCGAGAGATTCTTCCAATGCATGCAACTTAGATTTGTGTAATTGAAGTATCTGACCATCGTCATCTTTAGTAAACCCATTACAAACTTGGTGCAACTTAATAATTTCTGTAAGTTTATTTGAAAAAGATATTGTGCTGTCTTCAACGATAGCTAATGCAGTAGTTCTAAGTTTTTCATATATTTTTTTACCATCACCATCTAATTCAATATATCTTTTCTGTCTGACTTTTGGTTTTAAATCTAAACACTGATCTTTACGAATACGTGTAGCAAAAAATTTCATCTTCTGCTCAAGTTCTTCAAGTCTTTTGTAATATTTAGGAACTGAAATATATCTACCTGAGCCCACCGGTATGTCAGTCATCTCTGCATATCTGTTTCTAAAAGCTAAATAACTTGAAAAACCTAATAATTCTGGACTTAAAAACTGACATTGTGTATATAGATCTAATGGAGATTTTGTTATTGGCGATCCTGTTAATATACGCCTTACCATCGATAATTTTTGCAGTGCTAAAATGTTCTTTGTTCGTTTTGCTGATCTATTTTTTATGGTGGTTGATTCATCCAACGTTACAAAGTTTAGCTTATTTTTAAATAAATATTCTTTACATGCTTCAAAACCTCTTTTTGTTGAAAGAGCCTCAACGTTTATTAGAAAGATTCTAAGGTCCTTAAAATTTTGTAAATCATGATAATCTTTTGATTTATCTATGTTCCACTTAAAAATTTTATATTTAAGCACATCAGGCATGTGAGTTTCTATTTCAGTTTCCCAATTTAAATAAACAGATTTGGGTGCAATAATTAATACTGAAGTAATTTTTCTTTGAAAAAAAAGATAAGCAATGTTATCAATAGTTACTTTAGTTTTACCTGTACCCATTTCCATAAAATAAGCCCACTGCACTTTTTCTGCAGATTCATTCAAAGCATTACGTTGATGCTCATATGGGATAGTCTTATACGGGTATTTCCACATCTTGATTGATATATAATTTTTAACTTGCAAACGTCAAGTAAATAAAATAATAGCCGTACAGGAGGAAAATATGGATATTGAAAAAATGTCAAATTTAGACATTAGTCAAGATAGTGTAAAATCTATTTCTGAAAAATGTAACCAACTCAAAGATCTTCAAAAACAAATTGATGA